GATAAGTTATATACCCTCTAATATTTCAATATTTGTCCAGGATATATTGTATAAGGTGATTTTATTCCATTTTTATCTGCAATAGTCTTCCAGCTTATTCCTAGTTTTGCACCAATTCCTGATAGTGTATCACCTGCTTTTACAGTATAACTTTTTGTTGATGTACTTGCCCCACATTTATTATTAACTATTGCTTGAATTGTATTGTAATCATAGCCTGCTGCTGTTAATTTTTCTTTTCTATTTTGTCCTACATCCCATTTTCCTGCAATAACTTCGTTTGCAATTTCTTCATTAGATTTTTTAGATGATGCACCTAAAAGTTCATTAACTCTATTTTGTACTGCATTATAATCATAACCTGCTGAAGTTAATCTTTGTTTTCTCTCGTCTCCGTTTCCCCATTGTTGGTTAATAACCTCTTGTGCTAAATCATCAATAGATTTTGTTGGTGTTGTATTTGAACTTTCTGCATTTATCATTGTTGGATAATCTTTGAAAGATTCGTTCATATCAACATTTCCAGTTATTCCATCAACCTTTCCTGCTGATGTATATTGCCATAATCCATAAGCATTATGATCAAATTTTGATGAAGCAGACATTGACCACCATGCCATCCATTTATCAAATCTCTCTAATCTTGAAGAATTTAATTTTGTATCAAACCATGATTTTGAAGCATAAATTGCAGCATAATATCCTGCTTCTTCAAACATTAAACACTCTTTTTCGCATATATCAATTAAGGTTTCATTTGATGGCATACCATTTCTTGTTTTATACCCATCTGCATCTTCCATATCAATGATTACTGGAAATTTTATTTTATTTTTATAAGGAGCTAAAGTCTTAATAACCAAATTTGCTTCATTCATAGCATTATTTACATTTAATGCATAAGAATATACATATACACCAAATGGCATTCCTACCCTAATACATTCTTCAATATTTCTTATTGCTTTTGAATCAACTGAATTTTGTCCATAACTTATTCTAATTATAGCAAATTCAATTCCTGATGCTTTTACTGCATCCCAATTAATATTACCCTGATGGGCTGAAACATCTATTCCTCTCATTATTCATTACCTCCAAATTCTTTTTCATCTCTTTGAATTTCTCCGTTTCCTAGATTTTCATTTTCTTCCATAAAAATTCCACCTTTCTACATAAAAATAATACAGGAAGAATTTTTATTTTTCTTCCTGTATTTGATATAAAACAGAAAACTTTTACCCTATTTCACATAAAAGTTTCTTAATTTTGATACATTTTGTATTATTCTGTTTTATTTTCTTTTAATTGAGTTCCAAAGTAAAATGCTATAATCATTAAATATATTTGTTCAATATCCATTTGCCCCATTATAGCTTTATAAGCTACAACTAAAGTTAATACTAAAGTTACTAAACTTTTTACATTAATTAATTTTGCGATTTTATCTTTCATAATAGACCTCCTATTTACCTAATTTATCTTCAATTCTTATTAATTTTTCATTAATATTGCTAAATTGTTGAATTGCTCTATCATCGTGTTGTCTATATTCTGCTGTATTATTATCAATGCTTGTTTTTAATAGATTAAGACTTTCTGCTATATTATTATTTGAATTGGAAAGTTCTTTTAAGACTTGTGTATTATTTTCTTTTTCCTCTTTTTTGTCTTTCCTATCAGCAATAAAAATATAAATAAAAAGAGCTGCCAAAACGACAGTTCCTCCATAATTAAATATTAAGTTTGCAAACTCTTCCACATTTTATTCCTCTCTTTCATCATTAGTATTTGGTTCAATAGGAAATTCAACATTATATGGAAAACCCTCTTGTTTTGTTATGTCTCTTAGTGCTTGTCTATATTTTGCATAATTTCCATTGATTGATTCTCCTAATCCTTCAAAGAATTTCTTTACTACTGATATAATAGTCCCTGTAGTTATATTTTCAGGTATTTCTATCCCAAGTCTATCTAGGCACATATATTTATCACTTTCTTGTAATAATTTATTTCTTTTTTCTCTGATTATTGTTGCCAATTCATTAAATTCTGTATCTTTTGCCAATTGTAACCACTCTTTGTATTTTTCAACATCATCATTTAATTCTTTTTCTAATTCATCTCTATAATTTGCTTTTAATCTATATGTATCAAATGAATACTTTTTTTCATTTTCCTCTGTTGCTTCTATTTCTTGAACATTGTCAAAAAATACTATGTCACATTTTCCGTTAATAATATTTTCTATTTCAAATTTGTTTTCTGGTCTTAAATTGCTTTCTACTTTCATTTTTAATCACTCCCTTGCATTTTTTTATATTAATGTATGGTTTTATATATTTATTTTCATAATTAAAACTATTACAATGTTTTAGCCATCCTGAATAACTAATTATTGCATAAGCATCCGTTAATCTTATTTTTCCTCTTTTATGAACTTTTTTTATTCTTCTTTTTATTCTTAAAAAATTACTTTTTCTTAATGTTGTATAACCTCTATAAAACCTATATCCGTATAAAATCTATTGGTCTACTGTCTACTTTAAACAATTGCCAATTTTCTTTTAATCTTAAACTTTCTTTTGTCAAAAATTCACTAATTAATATTCTATCTTTATGGAGTTCTTTTTTGTTCCTTCCAAATAAAAGCATGTCATCCATATAACGCAAATAATATTTTATCTTTAATTTTTCCTTAATGTAATGATCTAGACTTTGTAGATAAAAATTAGCAAACCATTGAGATGTATAATTGCCAATAGGAAGTCCTGCCTCTGAACTGTCTATTATACAATCGATTAATTCCAATATATCGTAATCTTTAATAATTGTTCTAAATTTTTTCTTCATCCAAAATTTATCAATACTTGGATAAAATTTCTTAACATCTAATTTTAAACAATATTTTGTATTTTTTCTGTCATTTTTTAATATTCTTTTTATATATTTTGCACCATATTGTATTCCTCTTCCAGGAACTGAAGCACAACAATATTCATACATTCCTTTTTCAAGTAATGGTTGTAATTGCAACATTAAACACCAATGTATTATTTGATCAGGATAAAAAGCAGGCTTAAAGATTATTCTTTCCTTTTTATTTGCTCCATCATGTATTTTCATTTTTTTATATGGACTTAATTTTATATTTTTATTAATTAGCATGTTATAAATATCGTCTATGTAATAATCTATATTATTTATCACCTTTATTACATTTTCCCTTTTTTTCTTTCCTGATGCAGCTTTCATTATTGCTAATCTTATATTTTCTTTATCGCATAATTTAGAATAAATATTTCCTGTCCTTTTCACTTCAATTACTCCTGATTCTTATTTTTGTCTATCGGTCTTTCGATTCATATTGGAACTACTAAACCAATCCAGTTGCGACTCTATTTTGAGCAAGGGCTCAGGAAAATGATGTGTACTTCTTCTTATATATAAAAACCAAAAATAAAAACACGACAACCGACATTGAAGTTCGCAAGCGAAGAATCGTTGTTCAAATTCCAGTACCAGAAGCCACAGTTACCGCCATTGTTGAAATTACCGCCCACATGAGCAAAGAAACCCCCAAACGAGACACCAAGCTCGGTCGTACACACATCAAATCCCTTGGTTTTATATTATACAACTTTAATCTTTTTTTTATAACTACTCTTCAACATAGTTATTTTTTATTGGAGGCTGACCGCCCCCAAACCCCTGTTATTACTGGTTATCAATAAGAACACGACAACCGACATCGAAGCTCGCAAGCGAAGAATCGCTGTTCAAATTCCAGCACCAGAAGCCACAGTAACCGCCATTGCTGAAATCACCGCCCACAAGAGCAATTCTATTTCCTGCATTCTGCCAATAGTAATCTGACATTCCTGTTCCAGAATTTGCACCAATTTCAACTGGAAATCTAGCCAATGGTTCATCTGGATCAAATCCTAAGTTTTTAACCCATCCGTCTGTCTCACAATTAGTATATCCTAAAGCTTTATAATCTCCATCAAATTTGTTGCTTTCATATTTTGTATGGTCTTTACAGATATATACAACCCTGTCTTTTATATTTATTCCGTCTACAAATTGCCACATATTACTAAATATATTTTCCATACCTCTATAAATTACTGAATGGAATCCATCATTTGTAATACATCCTGATTTCATTCCTAAACTATCACATTGTCCTGATTTTTGTCCTATTCCCCATATAACATTATCAACCATAATATTTACAGGATTTCCATCAAAATATATTGCTTTTCCTGTTATAGTTCCATCATCGTAATCCTCGATTTTTGTTATTGTTCTATTTGTTGCAATAGATATATTCCACCAAGCAGTTCCTATGGCTACCGTTCTGCCAACATACATATTTGTAGAACTTACAACTATTCTATTAACATTGTTTTCAGCTACTAAAGCTTTTCCAGATTGTCCATTAATAACTCCTTGTCCCAATGCACTTTGTGAATTATAATCTGCATATTCTACTAAATAAAGTATTTGGATTATAAAATATCTATAATCCAATAAGGAAAATTTACTTCCCATTGCTGTTGCCAATGTTCTAAATTGTGATATTGTTTTACTATATGCTGGTATTAAACCGCTATATGAATGTAGTTTTTCATCTACTATTCCCATTATATATCTTGGAATGAAGAAATCTTTATAATGTGTAAAACCTGGTCTCATTGTATCAGATATTAAAATATAGTCCCAATCATTATCTTGATATATTTTTATATATGTTTCAGGAATATATGTATATACATCTCCATTTGTTCCATCAAATTTAAATCCAACATCCCCAAACCAAGCCTTTACTTTTCCTGTATTTATGTCATAGTTGCAACTTTTTATTTCACTCCAAGGTCTAAGATTATCATATTTATTTTCTACAGTTCCACCATTTTTTGTTGCTATTGCACTTAAGCCTGCATTATCTTCAATTTTCTCCCATTTAGTATTTGTATTATTGGATATTTTTCGTCTTACACCATATATATGTCCTCTTGTTGTATCTATATTTTCTATACTCAATTCTATTTCATCAATTCTTTCTTGAACTGAATTAAAAGTTTTAGATTTAAGTGTTGATTTTCTTGCATTTTTTACTTCATCATCTTTTATTTCTATCTTTTTATTTTTTGCAGTCAATTCTTTACCATCTAAAGTAATTCCTTCTAAAACATTTGCTTGTGCTCCAGATGCAATTTTACTTAATTTGTCTTTTTCAGGTGTTGTATAATCATTTGTACTTAATCCCTTTCCTGTTACTTTATCAACTTTTTCATTACTAACTTTCTTTACTCCATTGTCTATTTTTGTCCAGTTATCATTTAATGCTTTATCAACATCAAAATTTGAATCTAGGTCTTCACTATTGTTAGTATCCCATTTAAATAAATTTAAAAAGCTTGTCCATAATGCCATTTTAAAATCCTCCTAACTAAAATTTATTTTTTTTCCATCTAAATACACATCACCATTCCATATTTGTAAAGCTCCTCCAATGCTTTCTCTATACATTCCATTTATTGCAACTCCATTTTTTGTTATTGCTATTCCTGGCTTTCCGCTTCCTAATATAAAATCGTATGTTGCTGTTGTTAACTTATCTGATATAGTAATCTCAACATCATAACTTTTATTGATATCAAACCCTTTCGCCCCCAAGTCACCTTTTATTTGTCCTGAAAAACTAAATGTTTTACCATTTCTTGTAGGGGTCAAATTGGTTGTTCCTGTTTTCCAAGTATTAGATGTTGTTTCTTTATATCTATAAGTACAACTTTTTATTTCATTTAATACAGCTCCAAAACTGCCTTCCCATATAGAACCATTGAATGTAAGAGTAGAAATTGAACCAATTCCGTTTTCTCTTATTACTTCTACTTTGTTCAATGTAATTACAGTATAATCAACATATCTTGCTGGAGATATTTGTTTCAATGAACTATTACCTCTACTATCAATTGCATACATTGTAAATATATTGCTCTTAACCGCATTTATAGTAGCTTGCACATTTGCTGTAGATGAATAGTTTACATCAACTTGACTACTTGCAATAACAAATCTATATTTAGACATTGAAGCATAATTTTTTGCAACAGCTTTATTGGCTGTTGAAATTGTTGCCCTTACATTGCTATATCCCTTTATGATATACTGATTATTTCCTGTTAATGCTATTGTTTTAGAATTTATATCTTCATAAACAAAATTAGAAAAAGTAGGATTTGAATTTACTACATTCAAAGTTCCTACTTTTTCACTATAATACTCTGCATTTCCGTATGTAATTATTCCTACTTTTATTGAAATCGAATTGCTATTTGGAGAATACTGCAGCATTGACAATATTTGTTCCTTTGTCCATGTATAACTTGTACTTGTTGTTTTTCCTGAAGTCAATCTTCTCGTACCACTTGGACAGTCCAAAAAATATGCAATTTGATTTCCTGATGGATTTGTACATTGAACTGTTAAAGAGCTATCACTATTTATACTGAAATTATTTCCAGGAGATGTTATTCTAGCAATATCTTTGGTTGTCATTGAAATTGTATTACTTTCAGACCACAACCCACTATCTGCTCTCCTTAGTCTAGTTTGTATTGAATATGTTGTATTTGGACTTAAATTTCCAATATTAAACCATCCACTTTGATTATTGGCTGCAACCGCATCTCCTGCATTTATCCAATTTCCACCATTTAATCTATATTGAGTCCAATCTCTAGCAGGACTACAATTCCAACTTACTTGTAATGTATTTAAATAACTTGCTGAAGCATATAAATTACAACTATTTAAATATCTCGGAATATTGTTAATCCACCAACTTCCACTACCACTGCAATTAACCGCTACAGTATAAATTCCAGCTTCAGCATAAGCACTAAATTGTCTACTTCCATCATTATTATGATATATTCTTTTTGTTCCTGATGCTACAGTTGTACCATTATATAAATTAAATCTAGTTGAATTATAATATACCTGCTCTCCATCAATTACTACTTTTACATTTCCAGTTTTATACCATTTGGTAGTGCTACCACCAGAACCAACAAGATTCCAGCCTATATCTGTGTAATTTCCTCCTATATCCTGTCCATTAATCCACCAATTAAAGGTTAAATAACGAACACTATATGAGCCTGTACCAAAAGAACCACTATTTGCCATTTGCTTTTCCTCCTATAATAAACTACTTAGCCATATTTGAGAATCAACTTGTTGTACCAACATACCAGCAATCTGTGCTTTTGTTCTTACTACCATTTCCTCTGTTTCCATGCCTTTATCAGTAAATTCAGCAACAGTTTCTTCAGTATTTGTATTTACAACTCTTATTCCGTCTGCATCAGCATCAAGTTCAGTATTTTTTGTACTAGATTTAACTTTAATTCCTTTTCCTATTTGAACTGTGTCTGTAATAGTTTCATTTGCATTTTGTGACCAAGTTTGTTTTGTACTTCCTATATTACACATCAAGTCAGTTAGAATAAAACCATCTGCTGTATCTGAATAAATTCTAAATTCTAACGTATTTGATGTAACTTCTATTGTAAAATCTTTTTCTATAAATTTATTCCCTGTACTCTCTAATTTCCATCTTTTGTCGTTTATTTCTATTGCACCACCTGCAAGCTCTACAAGTTTTTTATATGAAAAACTTACATTATAAATTCCATTTTTTACTTGAATAACTTGTTTTGCTGTTCCAACTTTAATTTTATAGCCAAGGCCACTTATAGAATTATTTTTTATTTCCGTATCCGTATATTCTTCAATATCTCCATCAAAATTTTCGGCTTTATATGAAAAAAGATTGTCACCACCAGAATTACTTACTGTGTTTGTAAGTCCATTAATTGTCTGTTTTAAGCTTTCTATTTGTTCCTTAGAGTCGTGTTCAACATTTTGTATTTTCATTTCTGTGCTTTCTAAGTCCATTGATATTGAATTTACTTTGTTGTTCGTTTCTCCTTGTTGCTCTATAATCATTTTTATTTGATTGTCTTGTTTGTTACATATTATTTCTGTATTAGTAAGTCTTTTTTCAATACTGGTTGCATATTCATATTTGGTTTCAGAGTATTGTGTTTCTTCAGTATATGATTTTTCTTTTATTCCTGAATTTATCGTTTCAACAATATTAAATAATATTGTTTTAAATTCTTCATTTTTTAAATTTTTTAGTGTAACAATATCTCCAAATTCAAAATACCCAAATCCAAATGAGGTATATTCAAAAGCATAATATTGCAGACCCTTTATTTTTTCATAAATATTAACAATAAAATCTTCCCTGTTTTTATCCATTATTTGATTATTATCAATTCTAACTGAAATTCTATCTTCAGCTTTTATGTTCTCTGGATAATATATATTATCTTCTTGTGGTGATCTCCCTAAAACTAAAGAATTAAAAGCACCTATAAACTTTCCAATGGTTAATTTTTCTAAATCGTTCTCGTCAATTGTTTCACCTGTTTCAGTAGGATAAGCAACATACAGGTCTTTATTAAATATTTTTATAAATCCACCTGCAGCTGCTGCAATTTCATCCAATATATCTCTATATGTAAGATTTAATCCTAAATATTTATCTTCAGATATTATTTTGTCTGAATTAGTAAAAACTTTTGTTTTTAAATTAAATTCAAACTTTGTACATATCGCCTGCAATAAATCTGCTACAGTTATATCTCCATTTTCATAATCTAGTGATAATGGATCATCATCATATTTTATATGAGTATCTATTAAATGGTCATACAAATATAATTTAATTGAATTGGAATCAACAACCTCTTCTTTGTCATATACAACATATTCTCCATAGTCTATGTATTCATAATTTTCAAATTCAGATGTTCTAACTCCTAATTGCACATTTATTGTAGAGGCTGAAGCAATGTTTTCTCTACTTTCTTTTTGAATTAAATACTTATTTCTTAAAGATGAAAACATTCCTACAGCCATATCATCTACTTCTTTTACTGAATAGGATTTATTTAAATCGGTTGCCAAATATTTCACTCTTGAATTATTTATATTTCTTACTTTGCTTTCATGTACTTGCCTTACTGTCAAAAGTTTATCAACCTCTATTGAAGTATAATTTTCTATTTCCAATGTAAGCTGTCTCATTACAGATGTAAATAATTCTCCATTAACTGAAGGTTCAGCACTTTTCACATAAGTCTTATCTAATGTTGTTTTTCCAAAGCTTAAAAGCATATTTAGCTGTTTACCATATACTTTCATTTTTTGCTTAAATGTATCACTTGTTTTTAACATGCTTATCCTCCCTTTCATTTGGAATCAAATTAACTGGAAAAGATTTATATTTCATATCTTCCATTCTTAGTAAGTCCTCTTCATAATCATTTGCATAATAATCTGCTGTACAGGTACATTGATATTTATTGTTATAATATTCAACTTCTATTGTTGCTGAATCAAGTATTTTTTCTATTTCTGACATTTCCTCTGCATCTAATGGTTCAATTTCAAGCATAATTTTAGGGAAGTTTCCTACTAAAGAGCCTTTCATACTTCCTGCCATATTTCTTCCTGTATCAGAACTCCAAAGTTTGTTTCTCCCCAATTTATAACTTATTATGCAATCAAATGTTTTTCCATTTAATTTTAATAATTTTCCACTATATTTCATATCTTGCACCTCCCATTAGTTGCTAATGCGAGCCTATCATTTCTTTTCCTTATTTGCCTTTGAACTATTTCTCCATCGACTGTTACATTTACAATAATGTCTCCATCATCATTTCCATTAGAAGGCTTGTCATCTTGATCCTTAAACATTTTCAATGCTGTAAGTATCATATCTAGCATTTTATCTTCAGGTGCAACAATTTCTCCTTGTGTTTTATTGTCACCAATCATTGCAAGTTGCGGTGTATTTGCTTTTACATATCCACCTTGAGCAAGTTTTGGCACATTAAGTGTATTTAATTTTGAAATATTTACTCCTGGAATTGCGTTTATAACATCTAATGCCCCATTTATCATTTTAATAAACTTATTTACAATATTTTCAACAGACCTTAGAACTCCATTTATTCCAGCTTTTACTGCTCCACTCATTGAGTCACCTATTTTTGTTCCCAGTTCACTAAATGTATTTCTAACTCTGTCCCAAACTCCTGTAAAGAATGATGCTATATTGTTAAATATTGATGTTATTTTGTTATATGCTGTTTGGAAAGTATTCACTATTCCATTTTTTATATTAGTTACTGCATTTACTATGTTATTTTTTATTGTATTCCATATATTAGATGCTGTATTTTTTATTGAATTAAATATATTTGAAACTGTATTCTTGATATTGTTAAATACTGTTGAAATAGCAGATTTAATTGCATTTATTGCATTGCTTATTGCTGTCTTAATCGCATTCCAAATTGTTGTTACAAATCCACTGATTCCATTCCATATATTTTCCCAAATAGTTTTTATTGCATTTAATACCGTTGAAATTTGTGCCTTTACAATATTTATATAAGTTTCTACAATTCCTTTTAATGCATTCCAAATTGTCTCAAAGAAGCCTTTTATTGCTTCCCATATACCTGTAAAGAATGTTTTTATTCCTTCCCAAGCTTTACTCCAATCTCCTGTAAAAACACCAACAATAAAATCAATTAATCCTTTGAAAGTATCAATAATTCCTCCAATTGTATCTGCTATTGAACCAAATACATTTTTTATAGTATTCCAAATGCTTTCAAAAATAGGAACTAATACTGGAATGATATTAGCAATAATCCAATCAATTAGTGGTTTTAACCACATTTCCCATAAAGTTTGAATTGCTGTAACAATAGAACCGACAAATTCGCCTATTTTATCTACCAATGGTCTTAAGTGTTCTTCCCATAGGCTTCCAAGGCCATCTGCTATATTGTTCATAAATGGCACAACATATTCATTGTAAACATCTAAGAATTTGCTAAATGTATCACTAAGTCCAGTTTTTAGGCTTTCCATAAAAGGACTAATATAATTGTCATATACTTCGTTCCATTTATCCCCCACATAAGTCATTGCATCTGCAAGAGTTCCTGTTACCGTTTGTATTGGAGTTAATACATTATTAAAAGTTTCCTTTAATTTATCAACATTATCTATAATTGGTTGGAATAATATTCCCTTTATATCTTTGGCAAATTTTGCACATAATTCGTTTGCACTCATTATTGGATTTGCAAACATTGCAATAATATTTGCACCTATCTGCTTTGCTTTATCACTTTTAAATACATCTGATAATTCCCCTAATGCTTGTGCAAAATTTCCTGATAGAGCCATATCTTCACTTGAAATATCGAACATATTGCATATATGTGTTTTTATTCTGTCTACATATTGCTCTAAGTATATGTCTATACTCCCTACAAAAAACTCTGCAATATTAGTTCCTATTCTCGCTACTGCACCTGTCATTTGCCCTAGTGAATATAGACAAGTATCAACCCATTGTTGTGCCGAATATAAAACATCTGGGTCAGTCCATATATCGACAATAGCATTTTTTATATTTAATAAATGATCTAGTATTCCATCAAAATTCGTGTCACCAAATCCTGCATCAAATCCTTCTTTGAATATACTTGCTAATTCTTTTACTTTTTCTATTAATCCTGTGAATACAGATGTATCTTCCTGGACTGTACTTGAAACATCTAATGATTCTTTTATTCCACCTGAAGAACCACCAGAGCCACTACCACTTCCTGAACTACTATCACTATTATCATCCAGCTTATTTATTTCGTCCCAGCCAGCCAATGATTTTTTTATTTTTTTAGCTGACTTTGAAGCACTATCTCCTACACTTCCTACAGCATCCGATGCTTTATCTGCATTTGTCGCCATATCTCCAATGCCATTTGAAACTGTTTCAACACTATCTGCTTTTAATCCAAACAAAGATAATAACCCAGCTAACGATGTAAACAACTTTGTTATAGCATTTGTTGCTGCAGTTATCATTGGAACGAATAATTTAGCAAGTGGCTGTATTACATTTCCAATAGCTGTTTTCATATTTGTAAAAGCAGTATTTAATTGTGCTATTTTTCCAGAATAAGTATTTGCATAAATTGCTGCATCATTACTTTGAAATTTTGTTTCCTCTAAGATACCATTTACTTCTGCTTGTATTTTTTGTTCTTGTGTTAATTTATCTCTTGTAGTTCCAATAGATTTTGCATAGTCTTCCCACATTTTTGCAACATTTTTGGTTACACCAGCATTATCTACAACAACGGAATTTTCATTTTTCAAACCTTCTGTTGCTGTTTGAACTGCATCACCAAGTGAATATGTACTTTGTCTTGCAAATGTAGCACTATTTTTTAATGCATTCATTGTCTTTTTTATTTGGTCTGAACTATATCCTCTTAATGCCAAGTTTTTATATGCAGCAACAGCATTATTCAATGGTACTAAACCATCTGAAACATAATCGTTTATAAAAGATTTAGCTTGTTGAAAACTTTTTCCTTGTCCTGTTAATATAGAATTTAATCCTATCCAGGCATTTGCTGTTTCACTTGCTACACTTACACACTCTTTACCAAATTTGGCTATTGCTGTAACAGAAAAAGCTGCAATTGCAGCCTTTCCTATCTTTGCTAATGATGATGAGATTTTAGAAGAAGCGGTATTTGCCTGTCCATCAATGTTCTTTAGTTGTGATTTGAATTTATCACTATTAAGTATTAAACTTAAATCAATTTCTCCTACATTTGTGCTCATTCATCTCACCTCACTTATCAGCCATGGATTTAAACATATTCTTTATGTTTTCCATTGCTGTATTATAATTTTCCTCACTTATTTGAGATGCAGATTTTCTTAGCCATTCATTTCTAATTCGATTTTCTTCAGGAGTAAATCTTTTCAATGCTTCTGGGTCAGTTTCTTTTCTTATTCTTACTATATTCCCCAATGGTGTTTCACCATTTAATCCTGCAATATCACTAATTAATTCTCCCCAATCTAAATCACTTATTTCTTTTCTTATACTATATCCATATTGTGTCTTTAAGCTTGATGCTATTAAATCCCAATCTTCAAATAAATCATATCCTGGATCATACGTTGATGTATTATTGAAATCGTTTCTCCATTTCCTCTAAATCCACTTCATTTACTATTGCTGATAAAGCAATAATTACTGTTCTTAGTCCAGGTATTGTAAGCTTCATATCTTTTATTGTTTGTAATGCTTCTTTTCCTAAAAGCATCTCAATCATTTCATACATAACTTCAATAGAAAATTCTTTGTTTTTTAATTTTTCTTGTACTAACAAATAATTATCAGCACTTGTATCTACTTCATAAACCTTTCCTTCAGCTATTTTTATTGTTTGTTTTTCTTTTCCTAATTTTGTACTAATATCTACTACTGCCATATTAAATTCCTCCATTTCATTATTTTAAATAAAAAAAATAAGCCCCAGTATGAACTATACTGAGGCACTTTTTATGCTGCTGGTGTTACAGTTGGTTTTCCGTTTGACATAACCTCAAATTCTAAAGGTGCTACATTTGTACTGTCTCCTGTTCCTGCATTGCTTACAGATATTAAGCAATCAAATTCTACAGTAGTACCATCTGCAAATTCCCATGAGAATTTAGATTCTACATTTTTTCCTGATGCAAATAGTTTTGAAGCGACATAATCGTTTCCTGCATCTCCTACATTTCTCTTACCAGAAATACTAATAGAAAAACCTTTTCCTGTTTGCATTCTTCTAATCCAACCTTCTGTTGTCATAGGAGTCCACTCTTCAACATTATTGTCCATAGATAGTGAAAAAGTTTCGCAATCAGCGATTGTTTTCATATCTTCTTTTGTTGAAGTAGAACCTTTTATTCCTATTTTAAACACATTATCATATACTGGATAAACTCCAGTTGTAACTGTTGCCATGGCTTACTCCTCCTTTTTTTCATAATAAAAAGTCGCTTGTATAACCCTTTCATAGATGTTTTTACTATCAGTTCCAACATCTATTGGTTCAGGTACAAGCAACTTAATAAAGTTTATTTTTATATCATTTATTTTGAAATTTCTTAAGCACAAAAGTTTGTTATACAAATCAAGTGCTTTTAATTCAGTTTCTTTTGCATTAGTATTCCAATGAATTAAAATACTAACTGACTTCTCCATAGTTTTTGTAGTATTTAGTCCACCAATAGCAATAGTTGGATTGCTACTTCTCTCTAATTGATACACTCCTATGGATTTATCTTTTTTATTATCTAATTTTCCAATATAAAAGTAATCTGCAATAATACAACTATCTTTTGATAATTGTTTTAGTGTTAAATTATTCAATTCCTTTACAGACATTTTTTGAAGATCAGAAACTGATACTACATCAAGTTGTTTTAGCCAATCCTTAATATCAGCTAATCCTAACATCATAAACCAGCCTCCTTTTTATATAATTTTGAAAATGTTTTACTACAAAAATCCTTATTTTTCCCACTTATCCATGGTTCGTACCATTCGCCTCTTGCATTTGCATTTTCAGCTTTACTAAAGTTGTATTCAGGATGATAATACATTCTTCTAGCATAAGGTGTAGATGTTATTAAATCCACCTTTCCTTTTTTACTATTTGAATAATCTGGTGCTGTATTATCATTTTGCATATTTCCTGTTTTAAATGGCATTACTTGTGATTCCACTACTTCTGTATATAAAGCATCAACTGTCTGTTCTAATGCTTTTACTGTTGCATTATCTAATTGAGTTATCTTTGCTCTATTTATTTTTATTTTTGAAGAGACACATTTACTCATATTACATAATCTCCAATTTAACATAGTTTACAGAACCATCAGGATTCCTTGCTTTAGTACCTTGATATATTTCTCTAGTTTCGCCAAATATTGTAGCTTTTCCGCCAGATATTACAGCTAAATTAGGAGCAATATCTTTGGAAAATAAAGCTACAGCATTTATTTGTATAATTACTTTTTCAGTAGTTAATACTCTTTTTGCTTTATCTTGATAATTACATTTAAAGTCTCCTTCTAATGCAATTATAGGACTGCCCTCTTCTGATACTTCTTCACTATATAAAATAATGTGTATATCAGTTTTGCAATCTTTTTCTCTAACTAAACTAGGATACTTCATTTTAATACCTCACATTTCTACAAGTTAATCCTGTTTGAGCCAATAAACAATAATAGTCCTTTGGTATAGCAACCCCATTTTGTATTTGAACATTCCAACTTTTGCCGAAGCTCATTGATACTCCATTTATTGCATAGCTTGAAAGTGGTGTTTTTAGTATATCTGCATTTTCATATTCAAAATCAGCAAGTTTGCATACTACTTCTCTTATAATGCTTTGTTGAAATTCAGTTAAATTATCAAACTTTTTTCTAACAATTCGATTATAAGTTAAAGTATCTATATGCATACTTGCTTCTTTTATTTTTTCTTCAAATTTATCTTCGGGAATTACATCACCTTTATATGTATTTTGATAATATTTTTTATCTACATACATATTCATATATATCAACTCCGATTAGCTTTGTTTTTCAATATAGAATTGAATAGCATCGTGTTTTTTGTTGTAAATAAATACATCTTCAAATGATTCTTCAAAATATGTATATTTACCTTGTGATAAAGCACTTGGCAATCCTAATTCTGCAAAATCATAAGTGATTACTGGTATTACAACACTTGGATGTATTAACATCATTTTTACTGCTTTTGCATCTGCTGCAACTTCAAATCCATCATCAGCTTTTAAGTTGAATTTAGATTTCATTACAGATGTTGGTACATTTATAACCTCTACTTCATCAATTCTTGAAACAGTTCTTCCAAGTACAGAATTTCCTGATGTTCTAACAACATCTTTTGCAGTATCAATAAGTGTTTTTGTATATGTATCAACATATAATAATCTTCCTGAACCAGGAACTCTCTTTTCGTCCATCTTGTCCATCATTTTATCAAATTTTGTTAATACGTTTGCTGCAGTTAATACATCGTCTTCACTAACCGCTTCTAAAGCATTTTTCAAAGAATACAATGCTGTTATCATTTCAGCATCCATTTCTGGGAATTTTTGCTCTTCGTTCATTACCTTTGTAATGTTTTGTATAGATGCAACATGATTTGTTTCATCTATATCTCTTGGATGTACTAAAGTATTCCATGTTCTGTGAGTCTTTAATGTTTTTGACTCTTCAGCATTGTTGAAATTTCTAGCGAATGAGCCTATTGTGTCTCTATCACCATTAGATCTACCTTTTACTGTTAAGCTTGGTAGTATAACTGTGTTATTATTTAAAAATTTTACATCTGGTTTTGTTGCACTCCATAAAGCTCCAAAGTATAAAGTATATGGATATGCTTGAGCTAAAGCTTGTGAATATTCTTTAGCATAATTTAAATTTGCTTTTGCAAATGCCATAATAAATTACCTCTTTTCTTTAATTATTTTTTAGGTCTTACACCAGCAAATCCAAAGTCAAATACAGAATTATTTGAGTTTGTATTGTTGTTGGTATCAGCACCAACTGTTATTCCTACAACTCCATTAAGTTGTTTTTTTAGTCCAGGAATATCATCAACGACCTTTTGTAGTGCTGTTTTTAATGTGTCTTCTTGAATCTTTCCATCTTTACCCATACAATTATTTAAATCTGCCATTTTCAATAAATATGGCATTGTCTTAATATCAACATTTAAATCATCAACATAGTCATAAGCTTTCTTTTCTATTTCTAGTCTTTGTTTTTCTAGTTGTATTTTTTGTAAAGATGCTTGAACTTCAGACAATTCCTTGTTTTGAGCATTAGCTTGATTTGCTTTTTCCGTTTTAAATGCACTTATTGCACTTTCCATTTCTTCAGCACTCAAACCTTGCTTTTGAAAATAACTTTTTAATATGCTATCTTCTGTTTTTACATTTCTTGCATCAATCATTTCTTGAATTTTGTTATAATCAATAGCATTAGATGCTTGATTTGTATTGTTGTTTTGCCCTGTAGTGTTTTGGGCATTTGGATTAGAATTTGCATTGTTATTTGCTTCATTTCCTTCCATTTCACTACCTCCTACTTTTTTAAGTCTTGAATGACTATTAATAAATTACACATGCTTTTATTCTCATCAGTGTTTGGAGCATATAAAAAAGAGCCTTTCAGCTCTTAATTAATCTGTATATAAACTTCTTTGTAATTCTTCGTATCTTTCTTTTGATACTTTATATTTTCCTTTTCCTGCTTTTACAGGTTTGTTTCCTTCTATTTTTTCATCTTTGATAAATACATCTTTGGGATTATACACAATATTTGCATCGTATTTATCTCTAAACATTTCTATTACTGTTACAACTTTCTCTTTTGAAACACCTTCATCTTCAGATGTTTTTTCTTCTAGTATTTCTTCTGTAGTTGTTTTTTCTTCATTTTTTTCTACTGCTTCATTTACAGCCTCTTCTTTTAATTCTTCTTTGTTTTTAGCCATTTTACTTACCTCCTATAATTTTATACACTTATTTTCAAATTTCTTATATGCATCAAAATACAATTCTTTTTTGTCTCCATTGTATGTAAGTTCATAATACATACCATCTAATAAACTGGTACTTAATAAAGCTTTATGATTTTGTAATGTTTTACAATACCAAACATCAAATACTTCAAATTCTGGTATATTATCACTTTTATCTAAATGTTCAATTGCATATTGCTTTACTATTTCCTTGCATTTTTCAATAAACTCCTTACTTCCCATAGCTTTCCCTCCTTTCACTCATCATAAAATTGTGCTTGACTATTGCTTTTAAATCTTTCTTTGTAATTTTGCCAAGCTATTCTTTTATTGTGATATTTTTCAATATTTTCTTTATCTGTACTTCCAAGTTCAAGTCTGGAATATTTATCAATATTTCTTTCTATATAGTTTAGTTTTTGTTCTTTTATGTAATTTTGCCTTTTAATTTCCAATTGTTCCTCTGTAGGTGGTGTTGGCCTGGTATTAATACCTGGAAAATAAGTTACTGTCGTATCCTTACAATTTGGATGAAATAACTTTTCCTTAACTGCTGCACTTAACAAAGGATATCCAGTTTCTTTGCTTTCCGCTTCTGTTCCTCCACTCCATACATCATCAATAAAAACTTTTCCTTGGAACTTAATGCAATAAGGACATCCTCCTCCACGATTAGGAACTAGAACTGTATGCACTCCCCATTCATTTCTTTTTGTTCCTTCGCCTTGTAAGTATGCCCTTTTATTTGCTGTTCTTATTGCCATTTCAGCATAAGATGAAATATTTACCATTGCACCATTTGCATATTCAATATTATTTATTCCTTTTGCTAGAAAATCTTTTGTAGCCATATCAACTGCTTGTTGAACAGTCCCTGACCCTGTATTTGCATATACCTGTGCTTGGTATATTGTTTTTCTATATTGATCATTGGTGTACCTCAATATTGACATTTCTGCTTTTTTAAAATTATCTGTTGTTTCATTTATTAGTGCTTTTAATTTCCTTTCGTTTATTTTAAAAAAGCTTCCTTCCGTTTGATTCACTAAATCATATATTCTGGTCAATTGTTTCTTTTTTATTCTTTTATTTTTACTGGTCTTGTAAATATGCCACATTTTGTTTATTTTTTTATTGCTACTACTAAAATTTCCTTGCTTTATTGCTTCTAATATTACATTTTCTTGTTTTAATTTTCCATTTTCATAACTTTTCTTTATTAATTCTTCAATGTCTTCATTTATAGTAGAAAAATCATTTTTAAATAATTCCTTATTATCTTTTTTAAATTTTTCAAGTGATTTTAATTGTTCTGTTTGCCAAGCACTCCAATTCATATCTTCAATTTTTTCCTCTTCTAAGTGCCTTGTAAGGTTTCTTTTCATTGATTCAATTAAGGTGTTTTCTATTCTTTGAAATGCTTGTTTAATATCATATTCATTATTCATTTACAACTTTCTCCTGGTCTTTTTTATCTTCTTTTTGACCACTTTCTTGATTTTCTACTTTGGTATCGACATTTGTGTCGGTACCATCATCGTTCATTTCTAAATCATAGTTCACAGCTGGCTCTTCAATATCAATAATTCCCTGTTCTGCCTTTAACCTTGCAACTTCTAGTGTTTTCCACTCTTCGTCTTTGTCATCTTTGTATAATTCCTCAACACTTGCTTCAATTGACATTATTCCACCTTGTTTTCCTTTAGCAACTGTTTCAACTTGTGCTTCAAAAGATGGATTTGCATATTCTCCAAATTTCAATGATACATCAATATCCGCTGGAATAGGCTTTTTATCTATTTGAGCTTTTGACTTCAAAACCATATTTATAACTTTTGGTATAAAATCAGTTAATGTATCTATGATTAAACCTCTAGTATATAAAGTGGTCTTTTCTTTTTCCCTTTGTGCTTCAGCATTATCGAGTTTCTTATTATCAATTCCAAGTGTACTTGGACTAACTATCCCTTGTAAACATAAATCTAAAAATGTGATATAAGATTGTAAATAATTCTCTGTTGGAATTTCAGCTTGCTCTATGTCGATTTTATCCTGGTTATTTTCATTCATAGCTGCATCTGCTTTTATAAACTTATTGTCGAATGGATTACTTTCATAGATGGCCAATGTTCCATCTTCTGGGTCTTTTGGAATCATACTTTCAGGAATATATTTTATTGCTCTGCCTGCTCTAACCGCTTCTACCCATTGAGAAATTATTTCATCCAAACTATCAAAAGAGTCATATTTTCCATCGAAAATTGACTCTCCTCTACCTTTATATTTTGCTGATTCGTTAAACATCAATGGCACTGCCCACATAACAGTTTTATCAAAATAAAGATTTTTTAATTTTGACAATCCTTGAACTGTCTTCAAAGGTACTTCTTTATCATCTTTTTTTAATACATATTCTATATACCCCATACCATAATGCTCTTCTAATAAATAAGTTGTATTGTTTTCTTCGTGAAATGATTTAAAAACAAATTCTACTAAACGACCTCTTTTATATATAAAATCAATTTTTGAACCATCAACCCATTCTAATATTGCTTTATCAGAAATTTCTGGGTCATAATTTATTTTAATTGCACCATCTCCAATATATAAAGCCTCACCTAAAAGAGTCTTTATCATTTTAGTATCAAACTTATTTTCTTCATTGACAGCTTTCCAATATTCATCTTCAACATCGTCACCACCATAATCAGTCATAACCGTATTTATAATTGTTTTTATCATAAGTTTTGGTAGTCCTGAATGTGATTTTTTCATTCTTATTTCTGCTGTTTGTGAAGCTCCCCAGAAAGTATCATCTGCATAAGGAAGTTGTCCATAAAATTCAGATAATTCTCTACTATCGCCTCTATACCATATTTTATTTCTTATGCAATTCGCTTGAAAATCCATGTTTTCATTAACTACAAATGTTTGACCTTGTGCTGGTCTGATATCTAACCACGATTTAATCATATCTTTCACTCTTTCTCCAAATTTCATTTTCTTACTCCTATCTTATCTACAAAAGGAATCCAGCTATATTGACAACTATTAACCATGTGATCGTTTGCATCTTCTGGTTCATTGTCTTTGTCCTCTTTCCAGCTGTAGACATCTAATTCATTACAATAGTTTTCACAGGTATCAACAATAAAATAACACTCATCCTTGAACCAACCAAGTTGAGTGTTTATTCTGTCTATTATCTCCATTTTTGCTTTCCAAGCATTATTAAATATGTATATACAACCAGTTTTTCTCTTATATTTTGCAAATTCTTTTATTGTTGCTTGGTCTGCACTATCAATAAATGTATTTTTTGCCAATCCCCACTCTTTTCTGTTTCTCTCTAAGAAATCAATAAAATTCTTTACTGTATCGCTAGGTGCAAGTGGTTCTTCTAAATCAGCATTGTTATAAACTCTTTCATCTAGTAAAATATATTTTCCTTTGTTAGTTATACCTGCAAAAGACATTGCAATAGTATCAGGGCTTAAAGAACTATAAGATGTATCTAATGCTGCCGTAAATTGTATAAAATGTTCATTTGTTTCTTTTTTAGTTTTATATTTTATATTTAACTGTATAACTTCCGCTTCGTTTTGATTTTTTAAATATTGTTTTGCCTCTTCTTTCGTTATACAATGTTTTCTTCTATCAAAATTAAGAAAAACAAGCCCTGTTGACTTGCCTCGTAAACCTTTTATTTTATTTTTCCATAATTTTGTACCTACAGGAACAGAATCAATAATCTTCTTTTTCTTTTCTGGTGTTAAACTTTTATTATGGTCAAAAGTAAAATACCACCAAGTCCAATCATCCGTTTGAGGTTGATTTAACATTTCAAGCAACTCAAGTGGAGCATCATTTTTATATTTATCTATTGGCCTTGCATGATTAACAAATTGTGAATAACATTCTTTGTTTGGATCATCTGGATTCATTGTACATAACCTGTAGTCTGCCCTCATAAATGCTTCTCTAACAAATTCCATATCTGCTATGTTGAACTCGTCTATAAATAATCCATAACATTGGCCACCTAATGCTTTCTTCCATCTTGCTTTGTTGTCATATCCTAAAACATAAATAATTTTATTGCCTTTTGGTGTATGATAAACAATATGAGGTAGTTTGATATTCTTTGCACCATTTGAGTGATATTCTATCGCTCCACCTTTCTCATAATCTCCAAATATATCTATCAAACCATGGTCTGAATTAATTATGTTTTTTTCTATTGTTCCTAAGTCTAATCCAGCAATAATGCTTGGTTTTGAAGAATTATCATTTGCAACCTTAAACATAAACTTTGGAATACCAACTGTTGTTTTTCCTGCAAATGTTGTTCCTTCCAGAAATTCTGTACTTGCATCATATTTTAAAAAGTCAATATATTTTTCTGATAGTGGAAATGCTTCATCTTCATTCATTTGCACCACCACCTAATTGCCTGTTTATACTTTCTAATAATGGATTAGTTGCAACAACATTTAAATTTAATGTTTTATCCTCACCATCATTTATCTTATTTAAACTTTCTATACATTTTCTTTTGGCTTCTTGAACCCTTGTAAGTCCCTCTTCTATTCTTTGAATTAAATTTATTGTCGGTTCTGCTTCAGTTATTGTTTCTGTTTCCGACTTACTATTTTTCTTTCTTATAAAATCTATTGTCATATCTTTTTGTTCATTTAATTTTTTTATTCGTTTTAACATTCTTTTTTCTCTAATAGTAAGAATCTTATATTCTTCCATCAATAACTGCTCTACATCATCAACTTGATAATTTTCATATAAATCTAATTCGTCTTCATCTAATACATCTTTATATATATTTTCATATTCTCCTGTAGTAACAGCATTTTTATTTCCTATTTCTGCACCTGTTCCACCTTTGTTTCCTAGTGCATTTTTATTTCCCATTTGTGCTTTGCTTTTTGTCCTGGTTAATTTATATTTATATACTATACTTCGTAATTCTGCTTGTGTAATGTTGTATTTTTGCTTTATGTCATTGTATTTCATACCTTGTAAATAATCATTTTTTATTTGTTCTATTTTTGCTTCTGTCAATACAAATCACCCACCTCCATTACTTTTCTAGGATTGCTTTTTCTCCAGTTAGGTTTTCCCATCTTTTTATTATTACATCACAATATTTAGGATCAAGTTCCATTGTATAGCACCTTCTTTGTGTTTGTTCTGCTGCTATCAATGTCGAACCACTTCCACCAAATAAATCAAGTATTAAATCATTTTCTTTACTTGAATTTTTAATTAGATATACTAACAAATCAACAGGTTTCATAGTTGGATGTTCTGCATTTCTTGAAGGCTTGTCAAATTCTAAAACTGTACTTTGTTTTCTATTATCTACAAAATAATGTCCTGCTCCTGGTTTCCATCCGTATAAAATAGGTTCGTGTCTCCATTGATAATCTTGTCTACCCATAACAAACGTATTCTTTACCCATACCAAACATTGTGCTAATTTAAAACCACACGATTTAAAAGCATTTCTAAAGTTTAATCCTTCTGTATCTGCATGAAATACATAAGCTGAACCTCCATATTTTATTGAATCAAACATATTTTTAAATGAGTCTAATAGAAAATTATAAAATTCTGTTTCACTCATATTGTCATTTTCAATTTTTAATGCTTCTGATGTTTTTCCTTCATAATCCACATTGTATGGTGGATCAGTAAGAAGCATATCCGCTTCTTGGCTATTCATAAGGTGCATAACATCTTCTTTTTGTGTACTATCACCGCACATCAACCTATTTTTACCTAATATCCAAACATCGCCTCTTTTTGAAATTGGTTCTTCAATTTCATCTAATGCCTGGTCTAAATCAAAATCATCTTCTTTTGACCCTGTTATGTCTTTTAGTATTTCGTCAACTTCATCAAAACTAAAACCTGTGATATCCATATCAATATCCGTTTGCTTTAATTCTGCAAGCAATTCTTCAAGTTTATCATTATCCCAATCGCCACTAATCTTATTTAATGCAATATTTAGTGCCTTTTCTTTTTTTTGGTCTAAATCCACAACAACACATTCAACTTCAGTATAACCTAGTTCTTTCAATACTTTTAATCTTTGATGGCCACCTATAACTGTCATATTTGAATTAACTATTACAGGTGCTACATACCCAAATTCAGTAATGCTTTTCTTTATTTTTTGATACTCTTCGTCTTCTGGTTTTAAATCTTTTCTTGGATTGTATTCCGCTGGTTTTAGACTTTCTATTTTTATTTTTTGAATATTCATTTTCATACTCCTTAGAACAACTGTTTTCATATCTGCAACATTTGCACTTTCTTAACATACATCTTCCCAAATCCATAGATTTACCTCTTTTGTAATTATTGGTTGCGGACATAGGATTCGAACCTCGTCTAGGAGTTATGAGCCCCTTGTGCTTCCATTGCACCATCTCCGCAATATAAAAAAGCCACCGCTTCTGGTGACTTCTCGAAAGGAAAAAATATGAACAACTAAAGGCATTGTATTACAGTAATACCAATTATAATTATAACAGATTGTTTTTTGCCATTCTACGGACAAAATATGTAAATTTTATAGACAAAATTAAGACATTTTGTTTTTATTGTATTCTTTTTGCATAATTCTTATTGATCTATCAATAGTTTTTTGTATAGCACCATATCCTCTGTCTTTTTTAGTTGCAATCTCTTCAATACTCATCATTTGATAATATCTCATATCAATAATGTCTTGGTTATACTTTTTTAGAGTTTTTACTAAATCTTCTACAACTTTTATTTTGTTTTCAGTCTTTTCAATATACCTTTCTTTTTTTCTAATTTTGTCTTCCCTATTTATAATTTCCTCTTCTATATTTGAAGCAGTATAACCCTTAGGCTTTGGCATACCATCTAAGTTTGCACTTTTTAAGTCTCCAATTTCATTTTGCAAGTCTTTTATTTCTCCTTGTACTATTGTTATACTTGCTTTAATAGAATTATAATTTTCTAATACTTCCTGCACATTCATCTTTTGCACCTCCTAAAACTTAAATATAGCAAATGTAAGCATTATGCTAACAACTATTTCAATTAAATTCATAAATCTATTTTTGTTATCTTTATATTTGTTATTCATTCCATCAACAATTTTTGAAACTGCATAGAACCCCATAAAAAACACAAAAATTGCTTTAATTATAGCCATATTTAACACCTCCTACTCATTAGTTATTCGAGTTTGTTTTTTATTTTGGGAAAGAAAGGATGTCTCCTTTACTTTCCTTTTGAAGTATATTTATTTCTTCTGGTTTAACTCTGTGAATTATAACTTCCACATCCTTGTTGCTATTTATTAATTGAACTTCATATATATTTGCATCTTGATGTTTCATCATATTTAATATAATTCCTTTTCTACCTCTAATTTCTACTTCCACATTTAACACCTCTTTTCAAAATATTCTCTAATACATTGTTCACACTCGCCTAAGCTCATTGGATCACAATTATTATGCCTTTTTGTTTTGCAACATATAGTTTCTTCATTATCTAGGGATGCTATATATTGACACATAGCATCTATAATCTTATTTTGTTTTTGCAACATACCTTTGTATGTTTTATATTTTTGTCTATCTGTTTTCATATATATACATTTAGAACATATTTCTTTAGCAACCTTATCTCGTGCTGCATAACCTTTATAAAAATCGTCATTTTCTATATTATTCATGTTTACTTTTCCTCCACTTCAACATAAGAAAAATTATAATGTTTTGCAATTAAATATGATGTATAGCCATCAATTAAATTATTTTGATTATCTACAACAATTGGAACTTCAAAATTTTGATTCGTATCAAAATATGTATATCTTCTTTTAAGCTTATCCTTATTTGGTGCTTTAAATTTTCTAGGTATTTTTATATCTGATATTTTTATTATTTTTTTCTTTTTATTAATATGTTTTAATAAATCATTTATCATATTGTCTTGTATTTTAATATGTTCTTCTTGTAGATCTACTATCACATCCTTTCCTTTTATCAATTTTGCATTACAATATTCTATTACTGCAATATTTCCCCATAACAAAGCAACTATTATCCAAACAAATTCTTTTTCAACAATTGCCATAATTATTTCAAAAATAACCATTAAAATATAAAAAGCTATCATTCTTTTATTTCTTTTATCTAATTTAGTCATTTCTTTCCAAGTTTTATTATCCATTATTTTTATATACTTTTATTAATTTATCGACTAATTCTGTA